CTAAAATGTATAAAGGACAAGATGGAAAAATTGAAGAACCTACTATGTATAATATTAAAGGTGGAGGTGAATGGTACGACGCTTCATACCACGGATTACTGGTACATCGAGATTACGATGCTAAGACTACTAAAGTTAAAGTTCTTAAGGTTAAGTTTCAAAACCTTGGTGAGAACGGTGCTGAGGCTAACTTTACTTGGGAACCTAAGTCTGGCTCTTTCATTCCACACGAAGCATTAGTTGAAGATGGCGAACCAATGCCCTGGGAATAATGGTTTGGATGAAAAAAGCAACTGGAAAATCTCCAGGTTATCATCGCTACTCGGATGAGGATATAAAAAGAGTTAGCTGGTGTATGGATAACGGTATAAAAGCAGCTGTTATACCTAATGGGACTAAATGGCAGGTAGAGTTAAGTGTAAATAAAAACATTCATTTAGACCCTAATATATATGATGCTGGGAAAGCTTATGAAAAAATGTACGAATACTATAAATATTACTATGATAAACACAATAAACAATAAAGTCTTTAGAAATGCAAATGAAGCTTATGAATATATACATGATCGTATATTACAAGATGGTGTAGAGTTTGGAGATACTAAAGCTCTTTTTAACGTTGGGTTCTACATGACAGATCCTAAAGATAGAAAGATAATAAACAAAGAGCGTAAATGGAACGAAGAATATGCCGAGGCTGAATGGCAATGGTATTTATCTGGAGATCCAAAGGTTAGTACACTAGGAGATATATATGGTAAAGTTCCTGAGATATGGAAACGTATGGCTGATCCTGATGGTAAAGTTAATTCTAATTATGGATATCAGTGGGAGCGCAACAGTCAAATAGATATGGTTCTTGAGATGTTAAAGCAAAAACCAGAAACTAGACAAGCGTGTATATCCATATACGATGGCAAAGAAATAAGCGATTATGCTTATGATACTCCATGTACTTATGCGATACAGTTTACGATTGTTCACGGGAGATTAGATATGTGTGTTACGATGCGTTCTAATGATCTTTGGTACGGCTTCTGTAACGATCAATACCAATTCTCACAATTGCAAGAATTAATGGCTTTTAGATTAGATATTGAAACTGGTGTATATTACCATTTCGCGCATAATATGCATTTATATAATGATAAGATATGACATACTATATATACCACATACCAGGAAAAAAGATCGGTGTAACTCGCGATTTAAAAAACAGAGTTGAAAAACAACAAGGCTATGGGCCAGAAGAATATGATATAATTATGAAGTCAGATAATATAGATTATATATCTGAACAAGAAATATATTTACAAAAGATGTATGGCTATAGAGTTGATGATGAACCTTATAATGAACTTAAATTTAATAATACAAATATGAATATAAATACAACAGAACAGACAACAACGTTTCCTTGTCCAATTAACAAATTAAAAGGACAATTAATGGATAACTTAGGGATGACGTGGCGATCGGAACATGGGACATTTACTATTAATAGATATTCTATAGATTGGATAATGAAAAATGTACAAACGTCTAAATACAATACAGAAAGGTGTTATGTATACAATAAAGCTTTCGCTAGATTTTATGATAACCACACAACTCACGACCATGACACGCTTAATATAACCCCACCTGATTTACATATTAAAGATCAGTACAATGGTAAAACCAAAACAGGTGCTTTGGCTCCTACGGGTGTTCAAGATAGAAAACCTAAAAAAGATTGTGGTTGTAATAAAAAGAAAAGACCTGAGGATAAGTCACAATGGAATATGTTTGATTTTATTAGAGATTGGGCTGAGCAAAGAGGATTATATGATAATGGTGATCCTAAAACCCAAGCTTTAAAACTAACCGAAGAAGTTGGTGAAACTTGTAGGGCTATATTAAAACAAGACAAACCAGAAGTAATCGATGGAATTGGTGATTGTGTAGTTGTACTTACTAATTTAGCAGAATTATGTGGTGTAACTATAGAGGAGTGTATAGCACAAGCATACGACGAAATCAAAGATAGAAAGGGTGAAATGAATAACGGAACATTTAAAAAAGATTAATATGAGTAGTAGAGAAATATCAGATGCCAAAAATGGTATCACATCAAGAAAAGAATATGGATTTAGAGATCCTGTAGTTAGAAACGTTGTAGATAAATTTGTATCAAGATC